GAGGAGCTCGAGGCTTTCGCCGCCGCGCTGAAAGAGGACGGCTACGAAGACGACGCCATTAAGGATCTCGTGAAGGCCGCCGAAATTGGTGGCCGGGTAGCCCTTAAGCGCCTCGAGGCCGAGGTCTTCATAGAGGCTCAGCGGGTCCGTGAGCTGCATCTTAGCCAGTGCCAAGCCGGTGTCGCGCATAGCGGCCTTGTCGATCGGGAGTGTGGATCCAGGCTCCACATAAATTGAGCAGCCCTCCTCAATTTTGTCGGAGGTCATGCAAATGCGGTCGAACTGGCCGTCGTCGCCCACCGCGTCGAACCAGTGCTCTTTGTCGTAGAACACCACCATCATCTGAACGAGGTAGTTGTAGAAGTCGTGGAAGAATTGGTCGATCGAGCGAATCAGCTCATCGTTGCGGGTGAGGTCTTTTTGGCTCTGGAGCACGTCCTGGCCCAGCGTGTCGTTGCCGGAGCGGTCGCCACGGGTCGGAGCGTGGGTACCAAACGTCTCATTGATGGTGGCGCGGGCGTCTTCCTTGTCCCGGATGATAGCCGGCGACACGTCAGATGGCGCCATTCTCGTCACGGCGTCGCGCACTGAGCCATTCACGAAGATCTTTTCCTTCGGGTGGCCCGTGAGCTTCATGCCCTCTTTCTTGGAAATCATTTGCGAGTTAAAGATCAGGCCGCCGGAGCTCTGGTCTGTAATCTCAACGGCTTGCCGGCCACGTTTGTCGAGCAACATCTGGGCGGCGGCGGCCTGCTCGATGAGCGTGGTGTCGTCGATCACGGAGTCGCCGAGGTTGAGAAAGTTCAGGGGGATAAACGGCTTGAGCGGCAGTTTGAGGTGGTTGTGGCCGGTGTCATTCCAGTTCGGGTTCGACATGGAGCCCAGGGTGAGCTTGTTCATCTTCCAGGCGACGGCCTCTTTCGGGGTACCATCGTCTTCGTAGTAGGTAAACCAAACCTCGCGGTAGCCGTAGACCTTGCCCATCTGCGACTTCACGCCGCGCAGCGGGGCGTCTTTGCCGGCCATGTTGCCGGCTTCTTTGAGCAGTTCGGCTTCTTTATCTGGGAATTTGATTATGAGTTCCTGGAGCGTAGCAGTACGGTTACGAATGAAGTAACGCGGGTTGGCACCCATGGCGGCGTCCGGATCCGGCAGGCAATCGCGGCCTGACACGTATTCAACGCAGATATCACCGTTGTCGCCGTACGATTCATCATAGTAAAAAAACGCGTACGAGTGGCGGTTGATGAAGTTACCGCGCGTTACCTGGCGCTGGATCTGCTTAACCTTGTGCTCGCGGCACCAGGCCAACACGACTACCTCGAGGTCTTTGGCCAAGTGCCGGCTCGCGATGGAGTCGGAGCCTGGCGACACTTCCGGGTTAGCGACGCGGGCGTTGGCCTGGGAGATGAGCGTCTCGGTTGACACAAAGATGCGTGGATCCTGGTAGGGAAGCTCATGCCGGTAGAAATCCTGGCGGTTAAGGTGCTTCGGGAGCCAGATGCGGCGGTTTTCCTCGTAGACCTTCTTAAGATCCATCTGGCCCTTCTTAGCATCCGTGCCCCACCAAAAAGCTTCGGCCTCGGCAATGCGCTGATCGAGCATGTTATTGATATCGGAGTCGGACAGATCGAGGTCAAATATTGGCTCAATGTCGATGAGCCCCTCAGCGCCGTCTATTTTTTCCTGTTCGTACATATGCCCTCGTAAATAAAAAACGCCCCCATGGGGACGTGGTGGTCTCTGCTGCAAATTGTAGCATAAGAACGAACGAAATGGCTACCTACAGATATAGCATCCCGCAAAGTGTTGAGCAGCGAGAACCGAGCGGTAGGCTTTGATTGGGACTTCCACCCGTGAACCATAGCGTCCGGCCGGGCTTGAGCTATGGGCTTAGACGTACGCCCGGCCGACTTAACACCTTTCACGCTCGGATCTCATTGTTCAAAATGTGATACCCGCCTTGCGCTGCGGGTATCGAGTAGTATTCCGCGCCGGGTTTGGTCGGCGTCGTAAGTATGTGACTTTGTTCAGACCCAAATAATGTACTTAGTCGCAACGCTATGGTTCAATACTAGCATGAATGTGATTAAAAAGCTTTTGGTTGCAGCGGCCGTGGCGTTCCTCGCCACCATTGTGATACCGGCGCTGTACTAAATTTCCTTACCGTTGACAGTTATCTTGGGCACAAATGCGCCGGGAGCTTCAAGCGGCGGTCCGAATATGCGGTACACGCGCTGGCACCGGCTGTTGTCGCACTTCACCTCGACGTAAAACTGATCCGAGGGGCCGGGATTATCGACTACCATCACCAGCCGGCCCGACACATCGAACAATCTTTTTGTGCAGAACGGGCAATGAAATTCCTCGTGAGCTGAGTGGTTTTCAGCCTGAAAAAATAAGGCGATCGGCTTGGTTTTGGTGGCTATAGGCATAAGTACTATTCTAATTGCCCCAATCTGGATTTACCATACCTAATTCTTCGGCCTCATCATCAGGGTTCACCATGGGGAGCACAGCCGGCCGGCCGTCGCCGCCGTCTACCGATTGAACCGCTGGTACCGTCATGGCCTCATACTCGGGGCTATGAAGCGCGCCGGCTCCCTGCGGCTGAATACCACCAGCGAAGCCACTGGACGCTTTGTACAGGGCTATGCGTGCGTAGATCGTGGCATGAGCCAGGTGGTCCGGCTTGTTTTCCTGAGTCAGCCACACGCCGCGCTGCTGCTGCGCCGCGTTCACCGTGATTGTGCGGTACATTGGCGTCCAGTGCGAGATGTAGGTCTCCATTTCCATTTTGCGCATGACAAAAGCTAGATCTTTGCGGACGATCTCGCGGGCCACTTGATCAAATATCTTGGTGCGGTCGGACTCGACGCCGCCGAAGCGATCACCTTCGAGCCAGTTGATCGTGGCGACGTTCTTTTTATCCTGGACGTACCAGTGCGCCCACACGCGGCCGGGGTACTTCTTGGCCAGTTTTGAGGGCATATCCGGGAATGGGTTGGAGTCGATCACCATTTTGGCGTTCGGGTACTGCGTAAGGAAGCCTTCGATCACCTCCCATGACTTCGTTTCACCATACCGGAACACGCCGCGCGGCGTCATCATGACGTAGTGCTTAATGTTGCCGTTGTCCACCCCGATCGCCACTTCATCGAGCGAAATAACTTGGGGCGTCGTGGCACGCATGATGGCCTCCCGGTCTACGAGCAGGTCGGCGTCCTGGTAGGGTTTGCCCAGGACCATGTTGTGCCAGTATTCGGGCGTGGTATCAACGTCGTCGAGGATCTGGCAGAGCTCCTCGGCCGAGATCCAGGGGCACATGAGCTGCGAGATCCAATAGCCTCGAGTCTTGGTGCGCTTGGGGTACTTGGCTACCCACCGGCCCAGGGCGCGGTCTTGGTCGTAGATCTCCTCATCACACTTGCCACAGGCGTAGATGCGGCGGTTGGTATCGAGGTAGTGAGGATAATACTCATCGTTTTTCTCGTCGTCCATGTACCGCTCCCACCCACAATGTGAGCACGTCACGAACCAATGGCGCTGGTCCGACGTCAGCCAGAGCTGATGTATCCCGAAGTTCGGCACTGATGGGTTGGAGAAGCGCTCACGACTCTTGGTGAGTGAAGCCTGCGACCGGGACCGGTAGATGTTAATGACCTTCTGATCGGACCGGTCGAGTTCGTCGTGCATCAGGGCGTCGGCCGTAACCGAGATAGCCTGCTTTTCGGTGAAGGCACCGCGAAAGTATAGAGTGCGGCCGGCAATACGCTTGATCGTCTTGGAGCTCGACTCGAGCTTCTCCTTGAGTGCCGCGTTGGCTTCGAACATTGGGTTGACCTTCGGCACCACGAAGTCGTTGACCGCGTCCTTGGTTGGAACGGTGTACACGACGTTGAGGCCGGCCAGACACTTCAATATGGCGCGCAATATGGCCAGGGTGGTCCACCCCACCTGGGCGGACTTCATTGTCACAATGTCGGGATGAGTCTCGTTGTATGGTGCCACCATAAACGGGTGCGTACCGAAGTCGAGCGGTTTCTCATTCTCAGTAAGAATGCTGTTGGCAATTACAAATGCGAGGGCGGATAGCTTAGCGAGTTGCTCACTGATTTTGCTGAACATAATTGTGCGACTCTAGCCTTTCGGGCTCAATAAGGCACTTGATACCAAGGAACTCGTCCCCATCTTCGCCTTCGCCGCCAAGTTCGTCCAGGAATCGCATATAGAGTGCTTCTGTAAACTCAATAAAGTCGGGGAACCGGCCGCCGGCCTTCTTGCGATATACACGAACGAACCCGAGAAGCGTGGTGTAGGTAAGCTTCTCGGGTTCGACGATCGTAAGATTGAGCGCAAAGGATTCTCCGAGGTCAGTTAAATCAGGCGTTGGCACTCTGGAACTCCGCACAGAACCAGCGCTCGCAGGTGAGGACGGTGCCAGGCTCCAGGCGTTGTAGGTATTTCATTTGCTCAGAATGTTGGTGGCGGCCCAGGCGGCACATTAGCTTCGGCCAAATGAGCATGAGCGCCATGCGGATGCTCTCTCCGTGATAGGCGCGGCGGCCGCGGCTGCGCAGTTGCCGGTCCCTAAAAAACGTCTTGACCCAACCCATACGTTTCACGTCGTTGGCCAGGCGGACGCCGACAACAACGAGGTAAATTAGAACGATGATAGTAAAAAATGCTCCCATGTAGCCTCCAATAAGCAACAATGTTTTTTATTACCATCAGCGTACCGCTTAGGCCTTGGCAGTGTCAAGCTTGCGCTTCGCGGCCTTTTTTTTGAGTGGGTACTTCGTCTCGGTATCTGTGCTCAGGCTGGCCGCCATAACCTCAGAATGGAAGGGGTCAGCCGTCTCGTATTCAGCATCCAGGGGGATCTGGCGCTCATCGTCCACCATTGGCCGCTGCTCGATGATCTCGCCGGTGTCTTCACGGCACCGCATGACCGTGCCATCGTTATAGTCGCGGATCTCCACGACGTTGACGTCGCGGTATTCTTTGCCGCTGGCCACTATGTTGTTGAGTACGTCACGCCGGGCGAGCTTCTCGGCCATTTTGGACTTCATCTGGGAGCGTAGGAATGCCTGAGTGTTCTTTTCCTCCTCCACTTCGTTGCCGGCAGCGGCCAGTGATCGGGCGCGCGCCACAAGCTCTTCGTTGGTGAGTTCGCACGGTAGTTTCTCGCGTGTTGTTTTGCGGGTCGTGGGCATTAAATTATTCTCCTTTGACGTTAATTAGCTGGCGCAGCGTGTGCCGTATCATTACGAGGTCGGAAGCATCGGCCATTACAATGTCGATATCTTTGTAGGCAGCTGGTATCTCGTCGATGAATGAATCAGTGTTGCGCCACTCAATGCCCGTCATTGAGCGCTCCAGGTCTTCGTGGGTGAAATTCTTCCTAGCCTGGGTGCGCGAAAAGTTGCGGCCGGCACCGTGCGGCGAGCTGCATAAGGCCGTCGTATTACCCTTACCGACGACGACGTAGCTCGCTGTGCCCATGGAGCCGGGGATGAGGCCAGGCAAACCTTCGTGAGCGTCGATCGCGCCTTTGCGGCTGAGCCATACGTTTTGGCCGTGGTGATTCTCCATCTGAGTGAAGTTGTGGTGACAATTGATACGCTCCTGCTCGATTACCTCAGCCTGCATCCAATGCTCGAAGTCGCGTATGACGCGGTCCATCATTTCTTCACGATTGAGCAAGGCGAAATGCTGGGCCCACCGCAAATCCCGGATGTAGTCGTTAAAAACCCTAGTGTCTTCGAGTAGGTAGGCCAAGTCGGGGTTCGGGAGCGTGATAAACGCCTGGTTCATGAAAGCCTGAGCCTCGCGAATGTAGAACTGAGCAATCTTGTTCCCAATACCGCGCGAGCCAGAATGCAGGAACAACCAAATGTCACCGTTCTCGTCCGCCGATACTTCAATAAAGTGGTTGCCGGCACCGAGCGTTCCGAGCTGGTAACGCCAGCTTGAGGTGAATTTATCGCAGAATTTCGGGTCGGGGGCCATCATCTCGAGCTCATCAATGCGGTTGGCTGCCGACGGCGAGATGGTGACATTCTGGTTGCCCTTGGACAAAGGGATAGAGCGCTCGATAGCTTGACGTAGTTCAGCGCGGATCCGGCCAAGCTGGTCCTCCACTTTGAATTGAGTCTTGACCGCGATCATGCCGCAGCCGATATCCACGCCAACGGCAGCGGGCATAATGGCGCCCTTTGTCGGTATCACAGAACCGACGGTCGCACCAAGTCCCAGGTGGGCGTCGGGCATGAGCGCCATGTATGGCGTAATGAACGGCATTGTGGCGGTTACTTCCGCTTGTTCCTGTGTTTTGGGCTCTAAAATAGATGCCCAGCTTAGGAGCTTTTTGTTAATCTGCTGCATAATAGTAGTCCTCCAATTTGACTGGCTTTATTTTAGATCTTTTTTGCTGAGGACGCCATAACAACCTTTTTGGAGGCAGCGGCCGCCGGCGGGGACGATGTGGCCGCACTTGGACTTCACGACCATTTGGCCGGGCTTGATCTCAGCGCCGGCCTTCGCTTCAACGATGTTGCGCCTGCGGGCCGGCGGCGGCGTTTCACGCTTGGGTTTCACGATCTTGAGACCATCGGCCGCCTTGAGCTCATTGAATACAATCTTTCTGCACGCCGGGCTACAGTACTTCGCCCGGGCGCTACGGCGCTTACGGCAGCCTTTGCGTTCGCAGGTCATGCCGTATACAACGTATCGGTATTAAGCGCCTTGAACTTTTCGGCAGCCAGGGCAGCACATGCTGAACACAAATCGTATTCAACCCATGAGCACGGCAGTCCCGTTTTGGCGACGCATTGGTCGCAACTGTTGTCGGTACAAGCGCAAACTCGGCACTTTCGGCCGGGGAGTTTGCCGTCTGCATCGGTTATGTCGATGAGCTTGAGGGAGTCTATATCGCGAAACCCTACCAGTATTGAGATAGCGCCCATGCGCAATAACTCACGGCGGATCTTCATCGCGTCGTTAGTGGTTACCTCGCGCCGATCGAACGCCACAACGTACTTATGCCCCGGTATGACCTCCATGGCGCGCACCTCTATAATATCGACCTTCGCGAACCGGCGGGTTATTGATTCGGCTAATTTTCTGAGCAATGTAAATCCTCCAATTTATTCATGAGCATTATACCACTTGGCCTTCCTCGACCTCAGAATTAGATTTGTCGATATATTGCTGTTTGATTTGTGCCATTACTGAGTCCTCAAAATCCTTGAGCATTTGCGGCTTGAGCGTGACGTTGAGCACATTAGTATTGTTCGCGGCGGGCGGCGGCGGTGTGACAACGATAACGTCGGCTTGGCGCTGTAGCTCGCCCTGGAGGCGTAGGGCCATCTCGGTTGCCTTGAGGCGCGTCTTGGAGTCTGGAACCATCTTAACGTCCTCAAGAATGCCCCCATTGGCGTCCTTGCCCCGGCGGATCACCACCGGCAGCTCGGCAGCCAAAGCCTCCTCGACGTTGTTGAGGAGTTTGGCCACAGACAAACCGCGTTGGTCCATGTGGATCGACATGATGTGATGCAAGCGCTTGAACGCCACCGAGCCGGCGAATGCGGCGGATCCGTAGGTCAAATAGGGCCACGCCTCTTGCGCGGCCCTAAGTTGATTTCCGCCGTTCGTGAGATAGGCTTTGACGAATGTAGCATCGTCGAGCGGAAGCTGATTAAACGGCTCTATGGTCTCGAGATTGAGCTGAGCCTTGTTTTTAGCCCGCCGGCGTTTCTTCCGTTTTGCTCCCGGATTCAGGTCCGGTTTCGGGCCTGGCTTTGGCGTTTGGCTTTGCGTTTGCGCCGTTCTTCCCGGCTGCGTCTTTTGGGACATCTTTGGCCTCATACTCGATTATGGTCACCTTGCCTTCTTCCAGACTAAAGCTCTCGAAGCCAATGTCTGCGCCCTCGGTGAACTCGAAGCGCTCAATGGCGACGATGCCCATGTATTCGGTGATGCGCGAGTTAGCCTCTTCAATCGCGCGCTGCGCGAGCTCGAGCTGCTGCATGGCTACCTGTTTGCTGGCGGCCAGACCGGCGACGATAAACTGCTCGTGCTCACTGAGCTCGACAGTCTCTTTGCGAACGACCTTAACTTTGGCGGCTTTGACTGTTTTCGTCTCGAGTGCCATCTATAATTCTCCCTGCTTCTTGAGCTCGGTTAAGTGATCCAATTCAGCCTGGTCTGCGTCGGTGAACTTCGCCGGCTGGCCTTCTGGGGCCGGCTCCTTCTCGTGTTCTTTCTTCATCGCCTTGAGCTCGGCAAGCCGGGCCTCACGGTCCCGGGTCACCTGAGCTTTGCGCTTCGCGGCGGCCAGTTGCCCCTTATACGTGGCGAGCGCATCACTGAAATGCGAGCTAAACACGTCGGCGTCTTCGTTGCCGCCGCCCTCGAAGCTAACCGTGATCCGGCCGTCTGCCTGCTCTTCAAAAACGACTTCGACGCCGTCTTTGTCCGAGGTTGAGATTTTAGTGTGGTATGGCAATTTATAGATCCTCCAATTGTTCTGGTGTAAAGTATAGCTCTTTTGCTATTTTCGGCCAAGCATGGGCGAAGTCTCGGCTCGGAGTGACGCCGTCAGCCTCGAAGGGCTGCTCAATATCCCGGAGATGGTCCTCGCGGTCCTTCTCGCGGTTGAACGCGCCGGCGTCCGAGTGGCGTGGTTGCGCGAAGGAGGTCCAGCAGTTGCCGCAACGTTCGGAGACGAACTGGCCATTGACGACGCCGGACTTGAAGCCGTCCTCGCGCTTCATGGTGTTGCACTCGGGGCACAGCTGAACCTTGTCGCTCATCGTCGTTTGGCCGCCGCTGCCTCTTCGGCCGCCACGCGCGCCGGGCTGATCGGCATGACGCCGCCAGTCTCTTCCTCGAGGTCAATGGGCTCGGGGTAGTGTGATGGGACCGCAACGCCAGGGCTGGTGTCCTTAGCCGGCACCGTGACTTGCTCAACACGCTCCAGCCGTATGCGCCGGAGCTCGCGCTGCACCGCGCCCAAGGCGTTCAGGACGCGACGATACCACCGGCCCAGCTCCAGGCCGGCCAGGAACGCTAGGAGCACCGCGACGATGAATAGAACACTAATTGTGTTCATTGTGGCCCCGCATCATCTGGTCACCGAGTTTTCGGATCTCCATGAACCGTTCCTGGAGCGGCTCAGCAAGCTCGACGGACACGATCTCGTCGGGACGGGTCACGGGGTAGCCCTGGTAGTAAATCCTTTCAAATGAACTTAGCACCATTGGCCGGAGATGAAGTCGCCAGGAAAGCATCATGAAAGCCCGGCGGCCGGCTAAGCGCCGCCGCCAGAACCAGCCCTCGAGCTTCTCCCACCACTTTCGCATGGTTAGTCCTGCCCCTCGATCTCTTCGACTTTCTCGAGGTCAACATGGAAGATGCCGGCGTTCACCGTGAGCAACTCGGCCGCCGTCGAGCAACCGTTCTCCACGACCATCTTGAGCACTTTGGCTGGATCCAGGACGCCGGCGGGGAACAGCTCGATCGGCTCTTCCGTTGGGCGTTCGGCGTGGTAGCCCCAGCCATACCCGGCCTTCTGGACAGCCTTGAGATTGCTGGCGGGCTCCTGGCCTGAATTCTGCATCAGTACACGGAACGGAGCCTTGAGCGCCTCTACGACGATCCTGTAGCCTTCGATCTCGTCCGACAACCACGTCGAGGATCCGCTTGGACCAATGAGTGTCACGGCGGTTTTTGGGTCACCCTTAACCGTCACTGTGGAGCGGGATGCTTTCTTCACGAGTTTTGCCGCTTCGACGTCATCGACGGCCTCGGCCGCATACGCCAAGATCGGAGCTTCCATGCGCTGCTGGAGCTGGCGTGAGACTTCAATCAGGGTGGTTGCGCCGCCGGCGACGATGCCGTCCTCGAGCGCGGCCTGGGTGGCCTTCACTGCGTCATCGACGCGGTCTTTCTTTTCCTTCACTTCGGTGGGGGTTGCGCCGCCCACGCGGATGATGCCCACGCGGCCCTTGAGCTTCGCCTGGCGCGTCTCAAGGTGCATCCGCACCACTTCGATCGTCTCGTTCTTGAGCTGCTCACGGATGCCCGCGAGGCGGTTCTCAACGGCTTCCGGGTCGCCCTGGCCGCCGAAGATGGTAGTCGATTTACTGGTGAGCACAACGCGCTCGGCCTTGCCGAGGTCGCCCATTTTGGCCTGGGCGTCCAGGTTTGAGAGCAAGCGGGCTCCTGTCATGGCACAAACGTCCTGGAGGAACTCGCCGCGCTGCTGGCCGGCGATCGGGGCGTCCGCGATGGTGATTTCAAACTTGCCGGCCATTACCTGAGCGATGGCACACTGGAGCGCATGGCCGTGGATCCGGCCGACGATGAGCAATTTGCGGAAGCCTGCGTTGACCATCTTCTCCAGGAACGGGAAAATATCCTCGACCCGGCTAACCGTGCCCTGGACCACCAATACGCGAAGCTGAGCCGTTCCGACAGTCTCGATGACCTGCGACAGCTGCGGCGCGGCGTAACCGTTCTCGAAGTAGTAGCCTTCGACGACTTCCTTCTCGATGTTCAGGCCGTTGTATTCCTCGATCGTGACGCCGTTCCCCACCTTGGAGACGGTCTCAGCTACCAGGTTCCCGATCGCTTCATCGCCGGAGGCCGAAATGGTCGCCACCTGGATTAGTTCCTTCGGGGTCTCATCAGGCTTTTTGTCGTTACGCTGCACGTCGGTCTTGAGCGTGTCGATGATAGCCTTGGCGTCCACAGCGGCGCGCGAAATACCGCGCTTCATAAGCATGGCGTTCCGGCCCGAGACGACGCTTTTATTGGCCAATTCCAGGATATGATAGCCCAAAATTACCGTCGCGCTCGTGCCGTCGCCGGCCGTCTCGAGCGTCTTCTTTGATGCGTCCGACAAAATCGTCGCGCCGGCGTTCTCCACGCTATCCGGGAGGAACACTTCGCGGGCGACAGTTACGCCGTCGTGAGTGATGCGCGCCAGGCCCCAATTCTTTTGGATGATGACGTTACCGGACATTGGCCCAAAGGTTGCGCCTACGGCCTCGTAGGCCTTACGAGCGCCCTCCTGGATCCCGGACCGGAGAACCGGGCCGCTGATGATGTTTTTGTTCTCGCGGATAGGCATTAGTTTGATTTACTCCATTGGTTAAGACGTCCGACGACGTCTGCTGGTGTGTGGCCGTCCCAACCGGGAGCGGCTCCCCATTCTGGGACGTTATCGAACAAGTCCCAATGCTCAAGTTTGTAGTGATAGGTGATGGTTCCGGTAGGGAGCTCGATGCCAACGATGAAAAAGCCCTCAAACATTGGTTCGCCATCGGCGGCGTGGTATTTGGAGCGCCACGTCTTTGCCGTACCGTAGGCCTTACACAGGGCCGCAGTGAGAGCCATCCGGTGCTCATAGAGCTCGTCAAACGTGTGGTATCCGTCCGACGTCTCGCCAGTGACTTTTTCGCCTACGCTGGGCTTACCGAGTAGGTCCTCGAGCTTTGCGGCGATCTTGAGCGCTCGCTCGCTATCAAAAACACCTAGCGGGGTTGGGTTCCAGCACATGCTGGCTTCGCCGAGAGCTTGGAGTATTGCTTCGTGACCGGTCACTATTTCTTCCTCCGGGTGATCGCCTTAACCGCCCACATCTGGCCACTCTTGGCCTGGGTGATTGCAACGTCAAACTCTTCCTGCTCGGTCTCGGTGGTTGCGCCGGCGCGCTCACCCCACAGCAGGTCAATAATAGCAGCGTATGCTTCCTTGATCGAGGCTACGCGCGAGTCCTGGGACGGGTTAAAAGTCAAGCCGACGGCCTCTTCGCCATAGGTCATGTCGCGAACCGTTCCGGTCTCTTTGTCCTGGATGGTCATTTTACTTGGACTCCTTCATGGTTAGACGCTCAAAGGGGATCTGAGCGATCCGGCGGCCGTCATTGAGTTTTTTGGTGCGGCCATCGCCCGAAAAGCGTACCCACTCCACAGTGTCACCAGCTTCGACGAAATCCTGCTGTTTGATCTGGCTGTCGGGTAAGTGCTCCGGTTTGCCGTGCCTGCCCGGATCCACAACGGTGCCGGTTTGCACCAGGCCTTCGTCGCCTTCGGGCTTCACCAGGTCATTACTATCAGGGTCGCTGGCAGCTACCTCAACGAGCACGTAATCGTTGAGTGGGACGTATTGATTTGTCACGGATCCTCCAATTCATGTGGGGTCAGTATACCACTTACGGCTGGGGCGTTACAACAATGATAGCTGGCCGCGTTTGCACTCGAGATAAAGTTCGTGGAGGCTAAAATTAAAAAATACCTCTACGTGCTTCACCCGACGGACAATCACGCGGTCGGACATAAATCGGCGGTTGCCATGAACTGCGCCGAGCCCAATATCATACCCCGGGCCGCCAGATCGGTGCCAGGTGCCCCTTATCCATTCTTCGGACATTCCGTAGTCAACGTCCGGCCGCAGCCATTCGATAGCCAGCCGGCGCGCCTCTAGTTCGAGGTTCACTTTGAGGCCTTTGTGCGCGGCATGGCGTGATTTTTAGTTTTGGTGCAGTAGCAGGGCTGTTTCTCGAAACAATAGCCCCGGCCTTCTTTGTACCGGCGATAGGCGTAGTGGGTAGGTGCCGGCGGTGTTGTCATTTTCTACCGCCTAGCTCAGCGCTCGGCTCGGCGGGTTTAAAGGTGGCGGATTCGAGACCTTTAGAATCGGCGGGGAATGGTGGGCATTGGCCGTTCATATGGCCCTCACCACACCAGATTGAGCACTCGGTTATATAGCCACATGGGCATGTCGGCACCTGGGCGGGAGTGGGGTTCATCGCTTAGCCTCCGGTTCAATTAGCTCATAGTTCCATTGCCACCCTGAAATCCCGACATGGCCAGAGCGCTCTACCGTTATCCACCACACCGTGCGCCAGTAGTTCGGGTCATCGTCTTCGTAAACTTTAACAGGGTACCAAGCAAACCATTTATGTCGTTTGTAGTGCTTCGACTCCCAAGATTCTTTACGCCTACTTATCACGACTGGCCGCCTAGCTCTGCGCGGATAGCGGCTTCTACGGCCGTTATGGTGGCGGTAGCCGAGTCGTACGTGCCAGCAATCTCGTTGGTCTTGGCCAAAATTGCGGCCAAGTGCGCCTCATCGCGGCGGCGGTCGTGGCGTTCGATGTAGGCTTCCAGCTTGGCCTTAAATGAGGCCAGTTGTGGCGCATTATGAGGCAAATGCTCGGCTTCAAGAATGGCGTCTAGCTCGCTCGGGCTATCAGCCGGTGGGGTGGGGGCTTCAGCGTCACATAAGCAAAACTCTGGGCCGCCTACATACATGGGGTTGAAAACATGCTTACCATCTGTATAGTACGTACACTTGCTACTTGCCATTGTCTACCTCCTCCCGTGTTGTCAGTGGTAATTCGTTCTGGACAATTCCACCACCTCCGCAACGTGGGCAGATACGCGGTATTTCACTGTTATGGGTAAGCCACCACGCCACCTCAGCCGGTACGGAATATTCGCCCGTCTCCCAACGGCTGACTGTATTCGGCGTAGTAGAGAACCGGGCCGCAAACTGGGTTTGAGTCTCGCCCAGTGCTATTCGTTTGACCTTGAGGGCTTGGCCCCATCGCTCGCTCATTTTCCACCCTCTCCTGCTTCGAGAGCTTCTAGACGAGCAACATCACTGCTGTCGTAGTAGCCGGTGTCTAAGCGTCGGCGGACCTCGTCAATCCTGGCCTCTTTCTCGCGTGCAGTGGCGAGCTTTGAGGCGGCGGCGCGGATCGCGGTCAAAGCGGCTTCCTTTTCGTCAGCGTCATTCCAGTTAGTATCATCTTCGATGGCCTTGACCGCCTCCATAAACTCGGCCATAGGTTCAGTTGGTTTCATGTGTAGCCTCCACAACTCTGCCCTTAACGAGCTTGCCGCCGTGTGCAAAGGCCGTGTGCATGTGAGCTTTGCCCTGAGCCTCACGGACTCCATCAATACTTGTGTCGGTCACGGTCACTTCGTAGTTGCAGCTTCCGCATTGGACTGTTGTTTTGGGGTCAGTTGTTGTCATTGTATTTCTCCTTATAAGCTTCTAGGCCAGCGTCAATATCAACCAGATCAACAATGTCGTCCTTGCGTAGGCCGTCTATGCCAATGTAGCTATATCGTTTAGCCTTCAGGCCCGCCGCGAAATTCTCCACCACATCGGCTATGAGAGTTATGGTTTGGGTTATCTCAGGCGCATCAACACGAACGCCGCTTGTACCTATCCAGATATCTTGCAACCGCTCCGCCAGGGTTGGCTCCGCTGGGGGATATGGGCAATCGGCGTGGCCAGCATGGTCATCCTCGCATTCCGGGTCTGTGCAGTCGCAGTGGAAATGGGCGGGCGGATCAAGCAACTGCCCGAAGTTCCTGTCCACTATCTCGTTCACAACGGCCATGTCGATTGGTTCCGCTGGCTCTGTCGCCTCGACTGGTTCTATGTCGCTTCTATGTCTGGTGGGCTGGGGGTTGGCAGGACATGGCCCGTCTAATAAGTGGTACTGGCCACATTTGTCATGCCGCCAACTATTGTTGCCGTCATTACTCCAGGTGTCGCCGCTCTCCGCTGCTGGGGTGACTTCGCAGTCATCACCCCTATAGTGGGTAGCTCCCGGGCCTTTGTCGATGTGGTGGCCCCAGTCCGTGTCTTGCACCCCATCTTCGTCCCTGTCTTGCACCTTTGGGGTGGCGAGGCCGTGGACGGGGTCGGGGCAACGACGGCGGGTAAACAGGTCATCATTCTGAATTTGGCCCTTGTCGCATTTTGGGTTCGGACACTGCCCACTTGCGGGGGAGGGGTGGGGAGTGTTCACTTCTGCCGACCCGTTGAGACGAACACCGCGGCCATAACACCGAGGCATGCCAGGATAAAAATTACCACAAACGTCTGGAGGACGATTCGGTCGCCTTCACTCATTGAAACCTCCCCTCAAGATCGTCGCCTACGTGGTGGAACCAGCGGCCGACACTCGTCTCAGTTGGCCACAGCTCCTCCTCGCGTTCGGGATGAACACGACTTCGACGGTCAAATTGCACCATTTCCATTATCGCTGTGTGGTCGGCTAATGCCTTGAGCACCATACCCGCTTGTTTCCGAGACGGTTTTGGCTCGCCAGTCATGCGGTTATCGAGTTGCTTCATTATGCGATCGGCCGCTTTTTCGCCTGTCGCCCGTATTGTCACATCGGTATAGGGCTCGTGGCCTCTGCGCCGCTCCACGACCGCCAACATATCCAGAACACTCTGTCGGCCGTGTTTTTGGATAAACTCGGCCGACTGGCCGCCGAGCCATTTATGCAGGAGCTCGGCCTCGCGCTTAATCAGTACCGGACATTCTCTGGCCCAAAACCCGCAACTACAAAGTGCGGGGTCGCGGCCGTCGCTAATGTGTTTATCTACCGCAATCATCGAATTCCCTTTCAATTTGATATAAAACGTCTTCGATAGCCGTCTGGACCCGGATCTCCTCGGCCTCAGTTAGCGTTCCGTCCTTCTTGGCAATGTTGTGGGGGTTGCATGCCTTGCGGTGGTTGCGTGGATCCCGGGCGAGCTCTGGGTACGTACTTGCGTCCAGAACGTGCTCCAGGTCAAACGTGGGCATCCAGTGTGCGCCGATGTAGCAGTAGTGGAGCCCTTCGTGGGTTGCCGGCTCGGCTTTTATGATTGCACGGCGGTCCGCAGCGCGGCCCTTTGCGGCTTTCCCGACCTGTTTGAGCGGCTTGCGCTGCTGCAGACCTGGTCCGGGGGTTTTCTCCCGCTTAGGCTGCTTCCAAAGCGTTCCTGGAGCGGCCTTGCCGGTGACGTCACTCGCCATAGTCTTCCTCCTTGAGACGGACGGCCACTTTGTCCTCGGGCTTAAACTCGCGGCCCGAGCCGTCCAGGGCAACCATGCGGCCGGCGTTCGGCCAACACTCGATGATGTCGCCGGATTTCAGGCGTACCTCGTAGAATTCTTTGCGATATGCGCCGGTCCAGCGGCGGAAGCGCCGGGCGTTCATACCCGGCCGTCCTTCAACACGGCAATGACTTTGTCTTCGCGGACGGTTTGAGTATAATCTTCGGGCGTAACGCGGTAAATCCAGCAGGACTCATCGTAGTGGTTCAGCTTTTGATGCCAGGCCATGCCAATGATCGAGCCGGCATAATTTGCAATGGAGCCGTTCCCGTTGGGCCACTCAGCATAGATTATTTGGCCGATCGAAAACCTTGGTAGTGGCGGAATTTGGAACGACTTGCTCATCGCCGGCCCCCGGTCCGGTAGCCGATATTGGCGTCCCGCTTCTTGAGATGGTCGATTTCGGTGATGGCGACGCTTTTGAGCGTGGGCATGGCTTGCTTGATACCATGACGCTTATAGGCCCCAATCAAATATGCCCGCTGCTTGGGCGTGATAAGTTCCGGCTCCTTTTTGGGAACCACGAATGCTCCACCAATAATCATGCCGTCACCTCCACAAACTTGTCGCGGGCGGCAACCAGCGTACGGTCACCACAAGCGCCGTCGCAGCGTCCGATGGTCCAGGACATACCCCTGGACTTCATCTTGAGGCCTTGGGCCTGTGCGTCGGCTAGACACAACCATTTGACCGGGGCAGTAGGTGGAGTGGTGAGTAATAGTTTCATGCTATTGCCCGCAGTGCATTTGTTCGCCGACGGTTTTGGCTGCTTTTAGGCAGTTGCCATAGGCGGTAATTTGCACGAACCAGAATACCATCAGGCCGGCGGCAACAAGC